TCATCTTTCTTAATGTACATCTTGCCGTGATAGGTGTTGATACCTACTTCACCAAGGGCTAGGTCAGATGTAGAAGGAATTCCACTAGCCCCTGATTGTGCTGATCTTTTTAACTTAATCGTTTGTGCCATATGGCTCTCCTATATGCGTATGTACGCTAGAGATTTATTTAGAATGTACCGCCATCAATTGCTATGTTTTCAACATTTAAAGGGGAAAGAGCATTTAAAGCCGTACCTACAGACCATCTATCTGTTGACTCATCCCAAACAAGATAAGCATTAGCTACTGTGCCTCTTTCAACTTCAAGACCTGCATCAGCACTTGGAGTACTTCCTGAATAGTCTTTGTTTAAAAGAAGAATATTATCTTTAAATACGACAGTTGTACTATCTACAGTTGTTGTAGTACCTTGTACAGTAAGATCTCCAGTTATGATTACTGCATCATCAACAGTAACAGTTGCTCCGCTAGTAGATAAAGTATCTCCAGTTAAAGTAAAGTTTCCTAACTTACCATCTACATAACTTTTAACCGCACCTGTAGTAGATAAACTTGTATTGCTTGTACTTAATGATGTGCTTGTTTCTATAGAAGTAACACTTTGGCCTGTAGCAAAACCAACACCACTAGCAGTAACATATAGTTGAGCGCCTAAACTACCAATTTGAAAACTAATATCATCGTAACTTTGTCCTGAAGCAGGAACAATGTTCATCCCACTAACACCGTCATCGCCTCTTAGTGTTAAAGCCTCACCTTGTATTAATAAACCACCGCCTCCTACTTCTCTTATTTTTGCTGTACCAGAACCAGAAGTGTCATAGCTTATTTGTAAATTTTGAGAATTACTTGCACCAAACTGTATATTTTGGTTATCTCCCATTACAATATTATTAGAACCAGATGCGTTTCCTGCCGCTAACGTAGCAGATAAAGTATTTGCAGAAGTAGTATCGCTCCAAGGAACGTTAACAACTAAGTTATCACTACCGTCTACTTGAACTTTATATGTACGATTAGTAGTAGTTGTAGAATTTTGTGCGGCTTCAGAATTTGTTCCGTCAACATTGGCATTAAACGTAGTTCCAGAAAGACTAAGTCCTGTTCCTGCGGTGTACTGAGTATTTACCCAAGGTACGTTAACAACAGCTTGTTGAGAACTGTTAAGTTGAATACCATAAGTTCTTAATGCCGTTGTAGTTACAGCATTGGCAGATGTAGATTGCGCTGTACCGTTGTATAATTTAATTCCACCTAATGCAGTAGTTGTTGCTACACCTTGTAAATAACGACCATCAAGATCAACAGTTTCATCTAAGTTTGTACCAACCTGATTAATTTTTAATATACCAGTAGAGGTATTAAAACTAAGTCCGCCAGTTTCAATTGATCGATCTGTAAAATACTTACCACCAATAGCATCTACATTAGAAGTAGTCCCCCCCGGTCTGCCAATCCACAATTTATTACTGCTTGCAGAATATGCTAATTCAGCATTAGTAAGTGTAGTCGGAGCATCTGTACTTGTACTCTGTTTGATTGTGATTGTTTGTGCCATTTTCTTGCTCCGTGTTTAAAAGTTTCCACCCTCAAGGGTTGATGTGTTATTTAAATAATTACTATCATTATTAAATTGTGAGATTGCTCCACTTACATTAGATAGTACTCGTGTTGCATTAATAAACGTTGTGCCTCCAGCCGCATACCCAACAGTATTGTTTAACAAACCTGTCATTGTATCGCCTGTTTTTTCTACAAATCCTGATCCAGAAAATGACTGCGCGGCTACTGGCTCACCTGTAACTGAGTCAAATCCTAAAAACTTACCTTTACGACTATCCTTTAAAGGTAGCTCCATACTTCCAGAAGCTACATCTTCATCTTTTAATCTTAATGATCGATTGATCGCAGTTTGTTGTTGATTAGTTGCAAGCCATAATCTATCGTAATCATTGTTTACTTCATTAGCTAAGAACGCACCGTTAGCTTGATATGCTGTATCTCTGTCTAAATCCATAGACATGAGTATGTTTATTGTTGTACCCTGTGTAGGGAAGATAGGATTGTTGTTACTATCTACTAATGTAAATGTAATAGTACCGCCTGATCCTACTCCTACATTTTGTACTGTGTAGTGTGTATTTAAGGTTTGTACAACACCACCCAATAAAACGGTAACGTCTGTAGCATCGTTTAACTGGAACGTGTAGCTATACACATTTTGATTATTTCCTGCGGTATAATCGTTCCTAGTAGTGTTTGCTGTTACTGTCATTTTGGCCTCATATATTTTGCCAATTATACTATTTTAGGGGTTATAAATCTTCCAAAACTTCCATTGGAGTTTCTGCTGGAGCCCACCAATACTCTTGACCAAACTCTTCATAACGTTTTGTTCTAATTCTATTTAATGATGATTGATAGTCTGGATCAGCCATTAACCTAATATTATCGAACATTGAATTCATAAATAATTGTATTTGCCACGGATCAGGAGCTATGTCTTTAATAAACTTAGCAGACTCACCAAGCACATTTGTTTCATCGCCTGTAACTGCTTCTCTAATATTTCCAATTGTTAATTTATAAGTGTCGTTAGTAAGACTTGCCATTGGACCTAACAGTGTTTCAACAAATCCGCGACCATATTTATTAACGTCTGATACTACATAATCAGCAAACAAACTACCTGAACCACCTTGCACAAAAGCAGTAACCCAATCTTCTGGATCGTCCATTGGTCTAGGTTCTCGACCAGCCGCTAAATCTTTTATTTGTAATGCAAATGCACCCATTAAAGTTGTTGCTGTAGCAAATGACCCTAAATACATCATTTTACCGCCTGTAGTTGCTTGTGTTGCTCCACGGTATAAATGAGTTGTAGCAATAGTAATAGGGAATGATTTAATCATCATAGCTGATCGTGAAATTTGGCCCCAAATTGTACCTCTTTCTGTTCCTCCAGTAGCAATTGCTCTTACTCTTGCATCAGGAGTAGGTACTGCATAATCTGTTTCTGACAAAATCATAGAATGAAATTTCATGCTTTCATCTTTAGTTAAGTCAGCAAACTTAGAGCCACGCAAATCTAATGGCTTAGTTGCTCTAAAATTATCCCATTCTGCTTTTGTAATTTGATAGTTTTTAAATGCACTTTGTATAACAGGATCAAGCTCATCAAATGTTTTTGCAAAATTGTCAGATAACATTCCAGCAAATTCCATTCCAAATGCTTTACGGCCTCCTTCAGTCCATGCTTCTAACCCTGAAAATCTTAATACAGCTTCAGCAGTTTTTGCACTTGCTCCAGTTCCATAAGTATCAGAAAATCTATTTGCAGAATGAGCGCGTCCAAACCACCCATCAAATATTAATCCCATTCTAGCCGCAAAAATTCTATCTTCTTCATTAGCAGGATTCATTAATTTAATCTGTCTAGCAAATACTTTAGCAACAGGAATTTTATTGTAATTAGCAGTTAATGCTGTTGTAGCTAAATCAGTTACAGAAGACAATGTTGCGCCACCAAGTTTAGATGCTACTTGAATATTACGTACAAATTGTAATCCATCAGCTAAAGTAACTAACTCACCGTTGTTAATATCACCACTTACTGTTTTATAAACAGCATTTAATGTAGCTTTAGTTCTATCTTTAACAATTTTATTTTTAGATATTTCTAACTTTTCTGCTTCTGTTTTTAAAATTTCAAATGTTTGTTTTGGATTAGTTCCAAACACACGCATTAAAGCCGTATCATTACCCATAGCCTGTATATGATCTGTAAGGGTAGTTAATATGTCACCCTTACCAAATTCATTTTGATAGGCCATCCAAGATTCTGCATCTTTAAAATATAAAAATCTTTTTTCAGAACCTTTGCGAGATAATTTAGTGCCTAGGTTGCGAATAGTAAAATCTTTAGCTTTATTAAGACCACCTGTAGATATAGTTTGATATACATACTTTAATGAATCTTCAAAATTAGCATTAGATAGCACTCGACCTTTATCATCTACCATTTGATTTCGATCTAACTTGTCAATTATAAATGCGCGCCAATCTTCATATTTAACAGCGCGGACTCTTCTTAAATCATGTGCTTGAGGTAATAAGAATTTTTCGTTTTTAGAAATACTGCCGCCCATCACATTAAATTCATCACGCATATCGTCAACAAGTTTTAACCAATTACTTGCAGATTTGGTAATTTCTGCATCATCAATAGTTTCACCATATACAGCGCGTATAAATTTATTTAACCCTTCTTCGTCTTGAGACAAACCGAACATTCTTGTTCTAAACATAGATAAAGAATCAGACCATTTAGCCATATATTTTTTTGTATAAGCTTTACCAAGCATATCTACATTAAGATAACTTGCCTTGCCGCTTATGTCTTTTACCATTAATGACATTAATCCAGTCATTGCATTATTAGAGCCATGCTTTTGAATGTTATCGAAAGCATCTGCAATACGTATAGATTGAATAGCTTTTTCTCGTTTTTCTCTTGAAATATTTTTAACTAAATTAGAAATAGCATCTTCTGGACTATCAGCCTTTAATATTTCTTGGCCCATTGATTTAGATATTTTTCCAGCTTGCACAGCAACATCAATACATTTGCTATATTTACCGTGAAGTGGATCTAATTGTTTAGGTGATTTAGCCAAGCGCACATACCCTCACTGATTCAATTCCTTCTATCTGATCATCTAATGATTTCATATATTCATCACCGTCTATTAATTTTCCATCAACTAATACACGCCTAATTTCTTGTGCTTCAAAATCAGCAATATCTCTATTGTAATTAGCAGACAATCCTTCAAAATCTAATTGTTCTTTTTGCAAACTTGTTTTAGTTGCTATAGGAGCAGGAGGCAATTGGCTGACAACATAATCATCATAAGTTAATGTTGGACCATTCATTTGATTTTCAAATTCTTTGTTTTGTCTAAAAATGTCCATATCTTTTTCAACATTACTACGAATAACTTGGCCGTAATATTCTTCTAAAACAGTATTCTCATTAGACAACTCATTAATATGCATATTAATGTTATCAATTTCAACTTGTGCAGTAGGGTCTTTTAACATTTTAGGATTTCTAATAATGCTATCAAGCAAATCAATAGCATCATTCATATCCATAGCATCATAACCAACTTCACGCAATCTCTCAGCAAGCAAATCTGGTGAATAACCGCCAGTTTTCCTAAATACAGGCTTACCAAAACCCCCTGCAATTTTTTGCATATCAGCTATGTCGAATCCTGCTTCATTAGCTAATTGTTGTCTATTAACTCCACCATTTTCAGCAATCCATCTTGCCCAAGTTTCATTTTCTTTTTTAATAGTAGTTATTTTTTTTTCTAATTTAACTATAGTTGCATCTCTAGCATCTTCTAGTTTTACATACTCTTTGTTTTGAAATGCATCATATTCTTTTAAAATATCATCTTCTATTCGAGCAGGTAATGCCGCTTTTTGTTCAGCTAGTTGTGTACCCATCCTGTCTAAAATGTTTATTGATTCTTGCTCTGGGGTTAACCTAACCTCAGCATTAATTTTATCAGTCGGCTTAGGAGGGCCAACAAACTCTGACGCATTCTTAGAAAGGTTTCTAAAGTATCCAGAAATCCCACCTACTGCCCCACCAAGAAGCCCTGCACCTATAGCTGTAGTGCCAATAGCCATTAAAGCATCTTCAAACTCATAAGGTGAATTAATGTCGTGCTTGTGCTTATATACCAGTGGTTGAATAGCAGACTCAGAGGCTAAGGCAATAGCGGCTGTGTTTCTACCTGTCATTAATGCTTGGCTTAATGTACTCATCCCTTTGTAAGCAGTACCTACACCTATACCCATAGTAGCTACGTTAATAGGATCAAGCATATAACCACCCATGCTTCCTAAAAACTGTGCAAATCCATTGCCACGCTCTATAACATCTTGGTTTTCTTCTCTGCGCTTGCGTAGTATTTCTGTGCGTTCGTCATACAATTCACGGTTAGTTTTTATAAAGCCTGTATCTTCAGCTAATCTGTCATAATCAAGTTCACCAGTAATATCCGTATATGGCTTTAAATCAAAACCCTCGTTAGACATTTTAAATATTTGTTGATTTCTGTCGTCATATCCCTGACGATTTAACAAACTAGAAACAGATAACTCTTCGTCTATAACAAAACCAAACGCTGAACCCATAGTCTCAAAAAAAGTAGGGTCTTCACGAAACTCTTGTGGGCCAAGCAAATTCTGATAATAATCGCGCTGATCTTGATTAGAAAGAATTGGCATTATTTATCTCTAGTTAATATTGGAGTTAAAAACTTTTTGCGTCTAGCCTCTACAAAAGAACCGCTTTCTTTAGAGCTTTTCATGTCATTAATTTTTTCTTGCGTAACATTAAATATTATTGGCGCACCGTCTTCCCCATAAATAGGAATCCCAGAATCATTATAAACGTGGTAATTACCTTGGCCTGCAATAGCTTTAATTTGACCGTTAGGAAAGCCAAGAGAATCAAAATAAGCATCAAGATCGTAATCAGGAATACCTCTTGGTAATTGTGTCTGATATCCTCGGATCTTTTTTACACCGCCTGTAACAGCTTGTATAGCCGCTTTAAACTTAGAAGGATTGTATTGGTCTTCTCCAGCATCTAACGAGCCGTAGTAGTAATTAAGAGCCGCATCAAGGGTATCTCGCTTATCATTAGGCCCGTAAACAGTACCAACAATATCATTAAAATCTGACATATATCTATCAGATGATTTTAGTGTTGTAACTAATTTGTTAGCTAGTAAATCTTGTCCTTTAAATATAGTTTCTTGAACAACACGATTACCACTTGCCGCCGCCTGTGAGAATACACCCTGCTGTTTAGGTGCAATTTGACCCCATAAAGCTGAGTTACTACCAAATACATTAACTAATTCTATTTTTTCAGCAGGTGTCATTTGTGTAATTGTATTACTTAATGCACTAGCTTCATTATCTGTAAGCGGTGACACCGCAACTCCATAATGTGCAGAAGCTAATTTAGCTTGTTCTTGTCTTTTAGCAAATGCTTCTTGATTTGCAGGGCTATCAAAATCTTCAGCTAAT